AGCGGAAACGATAAATGCTCCTTTGAGAGTCCATTGTTCAATCTTATCACCAACTGGCCCTAATAGATAAAAATCTATATCCTTTTTATAGAAATCAGCATATCCACGTCTACCCGTAATTGATTCGTGTGATAATCGAACCCACTCCATTACCTGTTGTGCTCCTGATGGAACAATAGGGTCATAAAGTGTAATTTCAATATCTTGCCATTCACCCTTTCCTTGAATTTTTCTATATGTATTGATGTGGTCTAACTTCACCGATTCAAACTGAATGCTTGGTCTTGATGCAGTTTTAATTAAATAGGACTGAATACCGTCAATTTCCATAATATAACGGTTTTTCATTTTTGGTTCAAAGTTCGTATAGAACATTTGGTCAAATTCTAATACTTCTGCCATTGTGTTTTATTTCCTCAAATTTTGTTTATCTTTACTATAAATATAACATTTTATTTTTTTTATCCTACATTAAGCTGAAAATGAAGCTCCAGTTGGAAGTATATTAAAATCAATTACTATAAATTCAACTGCTTTTGCAGGTTGTAAGAAAATTTGTCCTGCCAATATGTTTCTATCAATTACATCCGGTGTATTATTTGTTTCATCCATTACAACTTTGAATGCGTATAAACCTTGTCTTTGTTGAATACTTTCCAAATAAGGATTTACAGTATTGATAAATCTGGCCCTTGTGGTTGCTGTATTTTGTTCAAATAGTAAGAATCTGGATGTTGAAGCAATGAATTTCTTCACTCCAATTAGTAATCTTCTCACATTGATTCTATCCAACGCAGATGGTCTGTCTTGTAAGGTTTTTTGTCCGTATGCCGAAATTCCTTGTCCAGGAAACGCTGCAATTGGATTTACCTTATTCTCATACAATGTATCTCGTTCTTCGTGAGTTAAACGATTTACTACACTAACCGCCCCTACAATACCACCTCTATTCAAACCAGCGGGTGCGTACCATTCAGCTGCGATGTTGTCATTTGCTGCATAAACCGCTGGTAGTAAAACGGATGGTGGAACGGAAACTAATTTGTTTGTATTTGTGTCCACCGTTCTTACCCAAGGATAGTATGTAGCTACATAATTGGTATCTACTGAATTTGCTTCTCCGGTTACTTGTTCAATCGTATCATTTACAGCGGCGAAATCAGAGATGTAAAATGCATCCTGTCTTGCTTCCACCATATCGGTTACTTCCGTTACAACAGATGGGTGTAATCTACGAACTACTCCAGGGGTTACTACCATATTTATATCCCATTCATCTGCATTTGAGATTGCTGCAATTGCTTTTGAGTATGCTAACGAACCACTTGCGGTTGAAGAACTCAAATCAAATCCTTGTGAGTTACCTGCGGTAATATTTGAACCTAATTGTTTGGTAACTGCAGGTGATTGTCCATCAAATCCACCTTGGAATGCTAAGGTAAATTGACGTTTAATCATATCATTGGTTGCAGAACCAGTTGCTTCATAGGTTAAACCAACTCCACCCCCATCGAATGCAAAATCAATGTTTGAACCTGTTTCTGCGTTTTCGGGTAGTGGTTTTAGATACTGATGATTATCAATTTTTACACCCGTTGTTTCTAAATCAATACCAGAAAATCTGAATGGATTTCCACTTGTATTTTGGGTTGCAGTAGTTTGTAATGATGCGGTTGGAATTAAGGTTTCCAAATTACTACCTACATAAATTGGATTTGTATAAGCTCCATGTGCAAATGGAACAGCAGATACTGGATAAGAACCTTGTGTTGCCACTTCTACTCTTACATATTTAGAGTTATTTCTCCAATCTCCATTTTCGGTAATTTTACCACTCTCAATGGTTATATGTCTATCACCGATTACTCTTGCTATATAATTTGGTGAATCTGGATCTAAGTTTACATTATTAAAGGTTTCAACTACTGTTTTTCTCTTATCTGTATCACCAAATGAACGAATGGTTACAGTAAATACTGAATAATCGGTTCCACCATCTTCACCTGCTGCTTTTACACCAGAAATAGATACTTTGAATCGTTGGTTTTCATTATTTCCATATCCTAATGTATGGAAACGGAATAAATCGTATCTCTCATTTGAAATCAATTGTGATTTAACCCAAGGAGTAGTTGCTTGAGTGGCGTCATATCCAAAATCTTGGGTTACAATACTTGCTGTTATTACATTTTCATTTGTAGGAACTAAGGTTGTAGCAGCGTTTTCAAAGAATGTATAAGTATATGCCCCCTTTGAACCTAACGGAGATTCACCAAATACATCAC